TCTGGGGATAGCCCTAACAGGACTTTTCCCTGATGTGGCAACGGTTTTGTCGGGTGCTTGGCGGGCTGGCGGGTGGGGTCTGAGGCGCGTTGTGCGGCCTGTCAGAGGGGCAGCAGGGTCCCGGGGCGGAAAACTCGCCCGGTGACGGTGATGTAGCGGCCGCGGGAGTAGAACTCCACGGCCTGCCCCTTCCAGGTGCGGCGGAAACCGCTGCGCTCGGGGGCGGTGCCCCAGATGTGCAGGCCTCGGCCGGAGGGGCTGACCTCGACGTAGGAGCCGGCGTAGAACTCGACGAGGTCTGCGGCCGCCTGGGTGGGCCTGCCCTGCTCGTCCAGGCAGTGGTCCAGGTCGATGCAGCCGATGCCTCCGCCCAGGACGTAGCCCAGCCGGTCGTCGCGCGCCATGGCCTGCTGGTAGGTGCCCCAGGTGGCCGGGTCGCTCACCGAGGCGCGCCGTCCTGTGCGCGGGTCGAGGGGGACCTTGGCGACGTCGTGGTTGACCCACCGCCTGGCCTCCACCATGGCGGCCGGCAGCGGGCAGGACGGCCGCTCCTGCTGGCGGTGGCGCGCCCGGTGCGCGGCCACCCTGCACCGGGTGGAGCAGAACCGCGTCCCGGCCCGCTTCACGCTGCTGATCTCCCGCCCGCACCCGGGCCGCTCGCACATCCTCACACACACTATTGTAACGCGAAAACCGTTGCAAGCACTGGGTTTTCTTAAGGGGGTGCGGTTGGTGGCTGGCGTTGGCCCTCCTCCTAAGGACCCGGATAGGCGGGCTCGCCGCAACAAGGACGCTCCCGCGCTCAAGGTGGTTCCTGCCCGGCCGGTTGAGCAGCCGCCCCTGCCGACGGTCTACGTCGATGTCGTTGACGAGGCCGGGCAGGTGCGCAAGAAGCGTTTCCACTGGCCCAAGGTCACCCGTTCCTGGTGGCGCATGTGGGCCGAGTCCCCGCTGAGCGCGGACTACACGGACACGGACTGGTCCTTCCTGATGGATACGGCCCTGATCCATGCTCGCTACTGGCTCGGGGACGTTCGGCTCGGTCCTGAGCTGCGCCTGCGTGTGGCGAAGTTCGGCGCCACCCCGGAGGACCGTGCCCGGCTGCGCATCACCTTCGCCGTGGCCGAGGACGTCGAGGCGGGCGGCGCCCCCGGCGAGGCCGCCGCTGCCCCTGGTGGGGCGCGCTCGCGGGCTCGTGGCCGCGCGCTGCGCGTGGTTGACGGGGCCTGACCTGGGAGGGGGCTGGCGGCGTGCCGTGGCGGCCTCTGGATGAGCTCGACGTCTTCCCGACGCTGGGCTATGACGTGGCGGACTGGATGACGGAGTTCCTGCTGCGGCCGGACGCGGATGACCCGGAGGCGTTCGTGCCCACCCAGGAGGAGATCGAGTTCCTGGCTGCGTTCTACGAGCTCGATCCTGTCACGGGGCGGCGGGTCAAGCGCCGGGCGGTCTGCTCCCGGTCCCGTGGGTGGGGCAAGTCCCCGTTCATGGCGGGGATCTGCTGCGTGGAGGCCATGGGCCCGGTGTTGTGCGACGGGTGGGACGCTGACGGGCAGCCTGTGGGTGTGCCGTGGTCGACGCGTCGTACCCCGATCGTGCAGGTCGCGGCCACCACGGACGATCAGACGGCCAACACGTGGGACCCGCTGCTGGAGATGCTGCGGGGCTCGCCGGCGCAGGAGGAGTACGGGGTGGACCCGATGGACTCCTTCGTGGCGCTGCGGCGCGGCAGGATCGAGCGGCGCACGTCGTCTGCGACGTCGGTCAAGGGGGCTCGGGCGGTCTTCGCGGTCCTGGACCAGACCGAGACGTGGCTGCCGTCCAACGGCGGCCCGAAGTTGGCGCGCACGATGCGCAGCAACGCGACCAAGACCGGCGGCTCTACGATCGAGACCCCGAACGCCTTCACCGTGGGGCAGAGGTCGGTGGCTGAGGCCACGGCCCGGGAGTGGGAGCTGATCAGGGCCGGCAGGGTCAAGCCGGAGGCGGCCCGTCGTCTTCTGTACGACCACCGCGAGGCTCCGCTGACCACGGATCTGGCCGACCGCCGCTCGCTCGTCGAGGGACTGCGCGTGGCTTACGGGGACGCTTCCGCCGACCCCCGCGGGTGCGTCATCCACGACCCGCCGTGCCCGCCGGGCTGGGTGGACCTGGAGGCGATCGCCGACGAGTTCTGGTCGCCGGGCGCGGACCCGGCCCAGATGTCCTCCGACTTCCTCAACCAGCTCACGAGTGCCGCGGACGCCTGGCTGACGATGCCCGAGCTGCGCGCTGTCGAGGACCACGGCAAGACTGTCTCGGCCACCGAGCCCGTCACGCTCGGGTTCGACGGCTCCGAGGGCCGCAAGATCGGGATCGCGGACTCTACCGTCCTGATCGGCTACTCGGTGACCCAGAAGCACCTGTTCGTCCTGGGGATCTGGTCCCAGCCCGACGGCCCTCGGGGCGAGGGCTGGACTCCCCCGCACCTGGAGGTCGAGCAGACTGTCCGCGCCGCCTTCGACAGGTACAACGTGGTCGGCTTCTACGCCGACCCGTCGGCCGGGTGGGCTCAGGAGGTCAAGGAGTGGGAGGCCCGCTACCACCGGCGTCTCAAGGCACGCATCAGCGCTGCCGAGCCGATCCGCTACCCCCAGCGCAACGTGACCGCGACCTGCGAGGGGTTCGCCAACCTCTTGTCCGCGATCCGCCAGCAGGCCGTCACCTACGACGGGAACCCGCAGCTCACGGCGCACCTGCTCAACGCCCGCCGCTCCCCCAGGCAGGCCGGATACGTCCTGGTCAAGCCCGCCGACGACCAGGACTACTCCAAGATCGACGCCGCCTGGGGCGCCATGTTCGCCTACCGGGCAGGCCTGGACGCCGTCGGCAGGGGCGCCGCCCGCCCCGCGCAGCGCCGCCGGCCTCGCCGCCTCTACTGAAGACGTTGGGGAGGAGGAACCTGTGCCCAGGACACTCGACCAGTGGGTCTCCTTCCTCACCGAGCGGATGGACCAGGCCCGGCCTCGCATCGACCGTCTGCGCTCCTACACCAACGGCAACGCGCCGCTGCCCGAGATGGGCCCCAACCTGCGCAAATCCTGGAAGGCGTTCCAGAAACGGGCTCTGGCCAACTCCGGGGCCCTCATCGTCGACAGCCTCGTCGAGCGGCTCAAGCCCAACGGCATCCTCGTCGGAGAGAGCCCTGACGGCCCCCTGGCCGTCCAGGCGCGACGCATCTGGCGCGACAACCGCCTGGATGTCGCCTTCAAGGACGCTGCCGGCGACGCCGCGACCCTCGGTGCGGGCTACCTCCTGGTCACCGCCGGCGGGGACGACGAGGCCGTCATCACCCGCGAGATGCCCGAGCAGTTCTACGCCGAGCCCGACCCTCTGCGCCCCTGGAAGGCGCTCGCGGCCGTCAAGGTGTGGCGGTCGGTGTCCGAGGGCGCGGACACCATGGTCGTGTGGGTTGATGGTATCCGGTCTGAGTGGACGCGCTCGTGCTACAACGACCGGCGCCAGCTCATCGAGCGGGTGCAGGGCAGGTGGACGCCGGTTGCTGTGGACGAGTACGACGGCCCCCCGCCGGTGGTGATCCTGGAGAACAAGAACCACGCGGGCGAGTTCGAGGCCCACACCGGGCTGATCGACCGCATCAACACCGGGATCCTCTACCGCCTGGTCACTATGGCCATACAGACCTACCGGCAGCGGGCGATCAAGTCCACCGGCGATGGGCCCGGCCTGCCCGAGACTGACGACCAGGGCAATGCCATCGACTACCAGGAGATCTTCGAGCCCGGCCCCGGCGCCCTGTGGGAGCTGCCTCCCGGGGTGGAGATCTGGGAGTCCCAGCTCGTGGATCTGACACCGATGCTCGCCGCCGTGAAGGACGACTGGCGCGAGCTCGCCGGGGAGACTCACACGCCCTTGTCGGCGATGCTCCCCGACGCGGCCAACCAGTCCGCCTCCGGCGCCGAGCAGCCCACGAAGCAGCTCGTCTTCAAGGCTGAGGACCGCATCCTGCGGTTCAAGCCCGCCCTGGCGGTCATGCTGGTGCGGGCTCTGCAGATCGAGGGCGCCGACCTCGCGGGCGCCACGGTGGAGGTCAAGTTCGCGCCCCCGGCCACGGTCTCTATGACGGAGAGGTACGCGGCCGCGGCCCAGGCCAAGGCCGCCGGCGAGGCTCTGGAGACGATCCAGGAGAACATCCTGGGCTACTCCCCCGAGCAGATCGCCCAGGACAAGCAGCGCCGCGCCGAGGAGCAGCTGTCGCTGGCCCTGGGCCTGCAGTCGGCCTCTCCTCCGCCCCAGGAGCCGCAGGGCCCTCTGGCGGTCGTGGGCAGCGCCGACTCGCCGCCCGGGACTGCTCCCCGGGCGGAGCCTGCGCGGACGTAGGCGAGGGAGGCTGTGGTGGCTGACCTGGACCGGCTCGACGCTCTGGCCCGCGCCTACGACGCCGAGGTCCACAAGATCCGCCAGGCGCTCCAGGCCTTCGGGGCCCAGATGTGGGCGGGCCTGCCCGACTACCGGGATGACGCGATCGACGCCCTGGCGGCGGCCGTCGTCCCCCGGGTGCTGGCCGGGCAGGTGCAGACCGCCGAGCTCACCCGCGCCTACCTCGTGGAGTGCGCGCGTGAGCTCGGTCTGAGCACCGTTGTCCCGCCGGTGGACCGTCAGGCCGTCACCACCATGCGCGGCGTGCCGCCCACGAGGGTCTACCGGCGCCCGGGCCTGACCGTGTGGACGGCCCTGTCCCAGGGCAAACCTGTGCCGGCAGCCGTGGACGCGGGCCGGCTCCGCCTGGAGCAGCTGATCGGCGGGGACCTGCAGAACGCCAAGCGTGTCCAGTCCCGTGCCACCATGCGGGCCTCGGGAGGACAGTACTATCGGCGCGTCCTGACCGGCCGTGAGAGCTGCGCCCTGTGCGTGGTGGCCTCCACTCAGCGCTACCACGTCAAGGACCTGCTGCCCATCCACCCCGGCTGCGACTGCTCGGTCGGCCCCCTGCCCCCGGGGATGGGCATGGACCAGGTCATCGACGAGGAGCTGCTGGAGGCCGTCCACGAGGCGGTCGCCGCGGCCACGGGAGCCTCCGACCGGGGCGCCCGCTCTCCCGACTACCATGACATCCTCGTCCAGACCGAGCACGGCGAGTACGGTCCCGTCATCTCCTTCAAGGGGGCCCGGTCCAGCCGCCGCAAGGCCCTGGAGACCAGGGCGGCAGCGGCCGCCCCGCCGGGCAAGCCCCCGCGCAAGCCGCCCACCGCCCGACCAGCAGATGAGCCCGAGCCCCGCAAGGGCAGGGTATCTGTCCCCGAAGGGCTGTCGGTCAGCCCGCACGAGATGCTCACCGCGAAGACCCTCGCTGACAACGGCATGCATGTCAGGTTCCGCCCTCTATCTCACGAGCCAGGAGTTAAGAACCCCGATGTCGACCTTGACGACGGCATCTGGGAGTTCAAGGCGCCTAAAGGCTCGTCGGAAAAGAACACCATCTCCGACCAGTTCAAGCGAGCCGGCAAACAGGCCCAGCGACTCGTGATCGATCTACGGCGCTGCGGCCTGCCCGACAAGATCGCCCTCGCGCAGATCGAACGGCGCTTCAACGGGCAGTCGAAAATTATCGACCTCATCGTCATCGACCACAACGGGGCTGTCACCAGACACACCAAGTCTGGTACCCTGTGACCGAAGACGGCAGCCAGCCCACCTGGACCGATCAGGTCCCGGGCAGGCCAGCCGTCTTCGGCACATCCGTAGACGTTCCCCGCCCCCTCTTCTTTTTCATCACCGACCATGGGCCCTTTCCGAAACGGACAGGGCCTTTTCTCACGCCCGAAACGGGAAGGAACCATCATGCCGAATGACGCCACTACCGAGGCTGCCCAGCTGGCCGCCCCCGCTCCCGGGGACACCGCCGCCGAGCCTGCGTCCTCCGAGACCGCCGCAACGGTGGACTGGAGAGCCGAGGCGGAGAAGTGGAAGGCGCTCTCCCGCAAGAACGAGGCGCGCGCCCAGTCCAACGCAGACAAGGCCAAGCGCCTCGACGAGATCGAGGAGAGGTCAAAGACCGAGATGCAGAAGGCCATCGAGCGTGCCGAGGCTGCCGAGAAGCGGGCCTCCCGGCTCGAGGTCGAGGCCGCCCGGGCCCGCGTCGCGGCCGCCAAGGGCGTCGACGCGGATCTCCTGACCGGCACCACCGAGGAGGAGATCACCCAGGCGGCCGACAGGCTCCTGGCCTGGCGCGGTGACTCCGCACCCACGCCCCGGCCTCCCGCCTCCACGCCCGCAAAAGACGCTGGCGCTCGCGGCGACAACGTCCAGGGGCCCTCTCAGCTCACACGCGAGGACCTGAGGACCATGACGCCCAAGCAGATCCTCGAGGCGCGCGACCAGGGTCGTCTCAACCACATCATGGGCGTCTCCTGACGCCAGAAAGGGCACAGAGCCATGGCTACATCACATTTCATCCCTGAGGTGTGGGCGGCCTCCATCATGGAGAACTTCCACAACCAGGCCGTCCTGACAGGTATGACGAACCGGGAGTACGAGGGGCAGTTGACCACCGGCTCCACCATCCACATCCCCGGGATCGTGGACGTCAAGGTCAAGGACTACAAGAAGGGAACCGTCCCCGATGGTGGGGGCGGCACCAAGCCGCGCACCACGTCCCCGGACACGCTCTCCGACACCGGCCTCGACCTGACGGTGGACCAGGAGAAGTCCTTCGACTTCCTCGTCGACGACATCGACCGCGCCCAGTCGAAGTACTCCTTCGACGCCTACACCAAGTCCGCGGCCACGGGCCTGGTGGAGGACGCCGAGACCTTCCTGACCACGCTGGCGGCCACGAAGGGCGCCGCCGCCACGGGCCTGACCAGCCCCACCGACTGGGCGACCGCCTACGACGTGGTCCTGAGCCTGCGCGGCCTCCTGACCGACGTGAAGGTCCCCCAGTCCGACCGCACCCTGCTGATCAACGCAGCCTTCGAGCGGTTCCTGCTCTCCGACGGCTCCAAGCTCACCGCGTTCGACAAGTCCAACACGACCGACGGCCTGCGCGAGGCGACCATCGGCCGCCTGCTCGGATTCGACGTGGTCACCACCCCGTGGCTGGACAACGCCAAGCCCACCGCGATCGGCCTGTGGAAGCCCGCCCTGGCCTACGTCTCCCAGATCGACAAGACCGAGGGCATGCGCTCCCAGGATAGCTTCGCGGACCGCGTCCGCGGCCTGCACGTCTACGGCGGCGGCGTCCTGCGCCCGACCGCGGTCCAGGTCTTCAAGGCGGCGTGATCATGCTGGTCAAGGGAGACAACGAGCTCGTCTTCGAGGTCCCGGACTCCGTGGCCTCCTCCATGGTGTCCGCCGGCATCATCACACCCGCCGACGACCGGGCCGAGAACCCCCCAGGGGGCTCCTCTGGCGCTGACCCCAAGAGCGCTGACCCCGCTCAGCCGTCCGGATCCAAGCAGCCCTCCAAGAGGACTGCCTGACCCGCGGGAGGAGGTCTCCTGGCATGGCACTGGCGACCCTGGAGAAGGTGGCGGAAGGCCTCGGGCGCGAGCTGACCGACGCTGAGAAGAGGCGGGCCCAGTTCCTGCTCGACCAGCTCTCAGCCAAGTTCGTCCGCGAGGCACGCACGTCCTTCACCGTTGAGGACCACGTCCACCGGGTCAAGGTCAACGGCAGCCACGTCCGGCCTCCCCGCGGCCCCATCGTGTCGGTGTCCGGCGTGGTGGACGACGACGGGGCCCCGGTGCCCTGGCGTCTCGGGCACGACTTCATCGCTGTGGGCCTGCCCTCGGACCGGTTCGTGGTCGTCACCTACCGCGCAGGCTACACCGAGGTCCCACCGGTCGTGGCGGGGCAGATCGCCGACTCGGTGGGGCGGGCGCTGCGCATCGACCCGCGCGCCGCCACCGGCGTCACCCAGGCCGCCACGACCGCGGGCCCGTTCACCGAGTCCGCCTCCTTCGCCGCCTGGGCCGTCGGAGGCCAGGCGATGCTCTCCCCCGACGACATCGCCCTGGCCCGCTCCTACCGGCCCCACCGCCCCAACGTCTGGGTCGGAGGCGTCCAATGAGCCTCCTCGACGCGTTCCCGGCCGCCTGGCGGACCGATGTCACGGTGGCGGGCCCGTCCCACCGGGACGCGGACGGCCACTATGCGCCGCCCGGCCCGCCCGTGACGGTGGCCGGGTGCCTGGTAGCGCCCGGGGCGAGCACGGCCCCGGGGATGACCGCCCAGGCCACCTCGGAGGCCGCCGACGACGTCGCGACCCTGTACGCCCCTCCCGGCGCCCCGGTCCGCCACCGGGACGTCGTGACCGTGCCCGCCGGGCACGCGCTCGCGGGCTCCTGGGTGGTGGAGACGTCTCCGGCCCCGTGGCCGCTGGGGCTGGCTGTGACGATGGTCAGGAGGTGACCGGCAGTGGCGCGCAGGGAGCGTAGCTTCGTGATCGACCGGGCGGGCGTGGAGGCGCTGCTGGTGTCGTCCGGGATGCGGGCGGCGATGACGGGGGCGGGGCAGGACGTGGCCCAGGTCGCCCAGTTCACCGCCCCGCACGCGACCGGCCGGCTGGCCGCGTCGTTCCGGGTGGAGCCGACGACGGCGACGGTAGTGACCAAGCGCGGCGGGCAGACGCGTCGGGCGTCGGGCCGCGTGGTCACCGACCTGCCGTATGCGGCGGCGGTGGAGTTCGGGCACCTGGCCGGTCGTGTCCGTGGCCACTCGGGCTTCAGGTGGGTGGTGCCGGGGGCGTACACGCTCGGGCGGCTGGCCGCCACGAAGGCGTCGAGGGCTGCCAGGAAGGGGGTGAGGCGGTGAGCGACCTGGATCCTGTTCAGGTGGTCCGTGAGGCGGTCACCGCTGTCACGGGTGCCCCTACCACCCGGGTCCTCGACCCGGGATTCACGTCGGGGCCGATGCCGCTGGTTCACGTGGCCCTGCTCGACGTTGTCGAGGACTACATCGACACGGTCGCCACGGTGACCGTGGACGTCTACGCCCTGACTCCCGCCGGCCCTGCCGAGCAGGGCGCATCGGGAGTCGCGGCGGCGCTGCGGCGGGCCGTGCGCGACGGGCCGCTGGAGACAGTGGCCGGGTTCGTCGACGGCGTCGCAGTCACCCAGTGCTCCGGCGCCCGCCCCTACTTCGAGCGCGTTGAGGTCGTGTCCATGGTCCTCGACGTCACCTACCGACAACTCTGAAAGGACCAGATTCCATGACGGCGACCACTATCGAGGCGCTGAAGAAGGCGCACAACAAGCGCGGCAACGTCCGCAAGGGCCTGAACGTCGTGATCTTCATGGCGCCGACCAGTGTCGAGCTGCCCGCGAAGATCACCGAGGGCACCGGCCAGCTGACGCAGCTGCCGTCGGGCTACTGGCCCGTGGGCCTGATGAGCAAGGACGGCCTGACAACATCCGTCGACGTCGACGTCGAGGAGGTCGAGGCCCTCGGCTACGTCGAGGCCGTCCGTACCGACGTCGTCAAGGCGCCCAAGACCATCAAGTTCACGGCCCTGGAGGTCTACCGTAAGAACCTTCAGCAGCTGGTGTACGGCCTGGACCTGTCCCAGGTGAAGGCCGACAAGACCACGGGCGAGGTCGTCTTCGACGAGGCGCCCCTGCCTCTGCACGACGAGTTCCGCCTGCTGGCCATCATGGCTGACGGCCCGGCGGACAACGAGTGGCTCATCGGCCGCGGGTTCCCCCGCGTGAAGCCGGCTTCCATCCCTGAGGAGGCCTGGAAGTCCGAGGACCCGGTCCAGTTCGAGCTTGAGCTGTCGGTGTTCACCGACGAGGTCCTGGGCACGCCCTGCCGCCACTACATCGGCGGCTCCGGGGCGCTCAAGAGCATCGACGCGCTTGACTTCGAGCGCGCCGTCTGAGCCCGTCCCCTTGTCGTCGGGGCGGCGGCCGCCGGTCTCCCGGC